TGAAAGAATTTTATAAATAGTAATTTAGAACTAAAAACTTAGTTGATAACTACAATAATAATTAGATAAATAAGATTATGAGAAAACCGAGTCATTTAGATAAGAAAGCATACTCTAAATTCGAGGAGTTGTATGATCTTGTGAAGGGTTCATTTAGGGAGGGTGATGAGAATCTACTGGCTGTATTGGCGAATGCTTATATGCATTACGACATGGCTAATGTTGTCATGAAAGATCGTGGCCCGGTGTTGGCAGGTGAGACTATGGTAAGGCAGAATCCTGCTTGGAATGTGGTTAAGGATGCTGTAAAGATTATCGAGTCGTTAAGTGTTCATTTCGGGTTAAGTGCTAAAGCCAGGGGGGACGGGTTTGAGATCAAGCTTCATGATAAGAATCCTATTGAGAAATTAAAAGCAAAGTATAATTGAAGCATCCAGTTGAATACGGCAATAAGATTCTAAGCGGAGAAATCCCGGCATGTGAGTTTGTGCGGTTATCTGTTCAGCGACATTTCAATGATCTTGAAAGGGATTGGGATTATTACTTTGATGAGCGATTAGGGTTAAAGCCGATAGAGTTCGTTAGTAACCTGAATCATTTCAAGGGCAAGTGGGCAGGTCAAAAGCTGATCCCTGCTCCTTGGCAGTCATGGGCATTGTATGTATTTTTCGGATGGCAGAAGAAAGATGGCAGCGGCAGGAGGTTTCAGGATCTATATATAGAGGTGCCGAGAAAGAACGGGAAGACAACCTTTATAGCTGCTGTATCATTGTATCACATGATAATGGATAATGAGAATGCTCCGGAGATCTACACTGTTGCTAACAATCGTGATCAGGCTAAGGAGTGTTTGACCGCTACAATGGGGATAATTAAAAAGACACCCTATCTAAAAGAGTATTTAAAAGTCAGGGCACATGATATATTGTGTAGTGATAACATGGGCAAGATGAAAAGCCTTGCAGCTAATTACGATTCACTTGACGGGCTTAACACCTCGATGGGTATATTTGATGAGGTGCATGAGTATAAGGATTGGGAGCTGGTCAGGGTGATCACCTCGTCAATGGGGGCGCGTGAGAATCCTATCACTGCTATGATAACAACGGCAGGTTTCAATAAGACATACCCCTGCTATGAGAACCGGCAAATGGTGATCAATGTGTTGAGGGGTGTGATTGTCAGGGAGGATCTGATGGGGTTGATATACACTATTGATGATGGCGACAATTGGAAAGATGAAACTATTTGGGCAAAAGCAAATCCCAACATCGGGGATAGCCCTTCATGGGATCATATTCGCAAGGAGGCAACCAAGGCCATCAATCAGAATACTCATGAGGTCAGTTTCAAGACAAAGCATTTGAATATATGGACTGATGCAAGTCAGGTATGGGTAAAGGATGATGACTGGATGAACTGTGTCGGGGAGGATATTGATCTTGAGGGGTGTGAGTGTTGGGGTGGTTTGGATATTGCTGCCTCGGTAGATATCAATGCTCTTGTATTGCTGTTCTTAAAGGATGGTGTTTATTATGTAAAGCCTCATTTCTGGATCCCTGAGCGCAAGGTAAGGGAGAAGGAGGACAGGGTAAACTATTGGAAATGGAAAGAGGATGGGTTATTAAACATCATGCCTGGTGATGCTCTTGATGATGAGTTCATGGCCCGTGATATTCTAAAGATCTTTGCTAAGTACAAGATCAAGGGGGTAGCTTTTGATAGGTATTACTCTGGCGGCTTAGTGGGTCGATTAGATAAGGCAGGGTTTCCGATGGATAAGTTGCATGCCTATGGTCAGGGGTATGTATCCATGTCCGGCCCTGTTCGTGAGCTTGAGCGTAGGGTTTATCTAAAGACTATTGCTCATGATGGGAATCCAATATTGAGATGGATGTTATCCAATATCTCGATCTCGATGGATGCGGCAGGTAATGTGAAGTTTGATAAAAGTAAAAGCATTGATAAGATAGATGGCATGGTTGCTCTTGCTATGGCGATAGCGATGGAGATGGGTGAGGAGCATAAAGAGGAGTTCACCGGTAAAATTCTGATACTATGATTCTAAGTACAAGGGAGTTTATTGGTCTTTACGAAACTACTGTAAAGGAAAACCCGGAAAGGACATATAAGTTTTGTTATGAATTTGCGGAGACTGTTCATGTTGCTTTGTTTGGAGAGCGTAAGTATTCGGATCATAATTCATTTAAACAGGTACTGATAAATCAGCGAAAATGAGAATCAGAAAAGCATTAATTACAATGGAGTCGTTTATGAAACCTTTCAAGTTAAAGTATAAGGTTCGCAATTACACTCCTGATATTGATAAGAATGATCCGCTGATATGTTTCGGATGTTATACTAAAACCGTTATGCATTGGATTGTCGCTCATAAGGGGCTGTGTGTTATTGTATGGAGTGGGTCGGATTCGATGGGGTTAAAGGGTCAGACATGGTTCGTGAATTACTGCAAAGAGAACAAAGATCGTATAAGGCATATCGCACATTCTCACTGGATACAATCGGATCTTAAAGCTGTTGGATTAGAGTATATTGATAAAGTTGTATTTCCTGTTACATTCGATTGGCTCAGGTTTGAGCCTACCAAGGGGAGTAATCTGTATCATTATCATGTAAGGGATAAGAATAGATATTCTTTTTATGGCACTGATTTGGTTAATGATCTTGAAAAGCGTAAGAAATTGCCATTTATAAAGACTGCTTTTGGTCATGTTGAGTTGTACAGTGATGATCTTTATAAACTATATGCCTCCTGCCATACGGGTGTTCGGTTAACTACGCATGATAACATGAGTCTAAGTTGTGTGGAGATGGGGTTAATGGGCAGAAGATCAATCTTCAATGGCAATATCCCCGGTGCGATTCCCTTTGCTGACCGTGCAGAGGCTACCCGGGTGATCTTAGAGGCGCATATTAATAAGCCTGAGCCGGATAGGTTGCTATCAGAAGAGATGCGGGAGTTCGTTTACGATGATGAAAAATGGTTAAATACTGAATATTATGATTAGCGTAATTGTACCTTACAACAAAGACAGAGGATTCTTGAAGCAGTGTATTGAGTCAATAGAATCGCAGGATTACATGCATGAGATAATCCCGGTCTATTCAGATTCTTCTGTAGCGGTGAATTTTAACAAAGGATTAAAGCAAGCTTCAGGGGAGTTTGTTAAGTTTGTATGTGAGGATGATTTCCTGCCTCCCGGAGCATTACAACTATTAGCTGAGGGGATAGACTCTTTCGATTGGATATGTGCGAATGCCATCCAGGTCACTTATGAGAATTGGATATACAAGCCCGGTAATTATTCTGATGATTTTCTTAGTCTAAAGGGTAATTTAGAAATGAATCGTATTCATGGCGGCACCACACTGTACAGGACTGAGATATTAAAGTCTATTGGTGGGATGAATGAAAAGCTATGGACAGGTGAAGAGTATGATATGCATTTGAAATTAATGAGCCTCGGCCATATGCCGGGATATATAGATAAAGAAGTTTATTGTCATCGCATTTGGGGAGGCCAGAAATCTAGAGTTTTACGTAAAAATTATAAAAATGAAAGACAAAAAGAAATCGACAGGATTCAGTCACTTTATTCTAACAAGATTTAACAACGGTATATATGACCGTGAGGATTCTGAGAAATGGATGAGTGAAAGGATAAAATTATTTGAGGCGACAAAAAAGAGTGTGCTGTCTCAGAAAGTAGCGTTTAAATGGATATTGTCATTCGATAGCCAAACTCCTGATAAGGTGATTAGTGAGATTATAACAGATGACCGGATGATCCCGACAACAATGGATGTTCGTGATTACTTCAAACAAGCTGAGATAGACACTGAGTTTGTAATTACATCCAGGATGGATAATGATGATCTGTATCTCCCTGGTGCATTGAAGGCTATTCAATTGGCCTTTCAACCTCAGGTATATGTCATTGATATAGATTACAAGCAGTATGATATGGTAAGTGGTGACTATTATACATCTGGAAACCAGCTAAAAGGCGAGCGATTCAGAGAGCGGCCCACCAGCCCATTCCTTAGTTTAGTTGAGCCTGCAACAGATATACGCACTTGCTATTGCCGTCCGCACAATAAATTAACAGATGGCTATCCGGATAAAGATGGAGGCAGTAAAATCCCTGCCAAAAAGATCCGCAAGCAGTTGGCGGTCATGGTAATTCACAGTGAGAATATGGCTAATAAAATAACGGGATATAAATTATGAAATATTTACTAAGAATTTTAGCAGGAGTTTTAATCTCCTTGATTTTTGTTCTGGTTTTGATTCTGAAAATCCTTTGGGATGCAAATCCTAAATTATACATCGGCAGCGATAAGGGTAATAGACCAGTGAGGTTTAAGGATGTGATTAATGTCAGGTCATGGTTTAATGGTGAATATATACTACTAAGATGATGGATTTTATCTGGATTTATATAAAGGGGCCGTCATATTTCGGCAAATCAGGTGTGTTTAACGAGCTTGAATACTCTATAAAGTCAGTCAGAAAGAACTTTAAAGGTGATGCAAGGTGCATTGTGGTGGGTGATGATCCTGGGCTTGATGTTATTCACGTGCCCTGCACCGCTGTGGAGTCATCAAAGCTTGGATATTACAGGCATTTCGATATGCTAAAGAAGATTCAGGCCGCTTTAAAGACTATAAAAAGCAAGGATTTTGTGATGATGTATGATGATATTTTCATCTTAAAGCCCATCTCTAAGCAACAATTAAAAAAAATCTACGCAAAAGAGCGTATCATAGACATAAACGAGTATATGGAACGAAGAAAAGGAGATCCGGGTTATAAAAGATGCTGGGCCAGTACTTATAATAGGATAGCTGAGTTCAGGGAAGATCTATGGGATTTTGAAACTCATTTGCCCAGATATTTCAAGATTAATAATTTGATTAGTATAATTGAGCGTTATAGATTAGAAAAGGTTGCTTATTTAGTTAGCTCGCTCTATGCTGCAGAGTATTGCGAAAAGCCTATATTAATAACTGATAAAATCCAAAGAAACATCATACAGGATACTCCCCTTCATAATGAGTATGATAAAGACTTTAATGCTATGTTTTTAAATGTATCGGATGAAGGTATAACACAGGAATTTAGAAGTAGAATGGAGAAATTATTCGGATCATGATAGATGCGCTTTCAGTAATATCATACTGTTACAATATCTGATTTAGGTTCACCGGTGGGTTTTCTTATTTATATTGGTTCTAAAGAAATTAGTTTATATATTTGAATAATAAAAACTAACTGATATGAAAACTTGTATTAAGTGCGGAATAAAAAAAGATGAAACTGAGTTCTATAAAGGAAGAAATAAATGTAAAGAATGTTTTAAAGAATACCGGCAAAAAAATAAAGAATATAAGAAAGAATACAATAAAGAATACCGGCAAAAAAATAAAGAACGTATTAAAGAATACGATAAAGAATACCGGCAAAAAAATAAAGAATATAAGAAAGAATACAATAAAGAATACCGGCAAAAAAATAAAGAATATAAGAAAGAATACAATAAAGAATACCGGCAAAAAAATAAAGAACGTATTAAAGAAGCCAAGAAAGAATACCGGCAAAAAAATAAAGAATGCATTAAAGAATACCAGAAAGAATACTATCAAAAGAATAAAGAACGTATTAAAGAAAACATTAAAGAATACGATAAAGAATACGTAGAACAATGTACAGATGGTTATATAAGAAGGCTCTTAGCAAGGGATTCAACACTTAACTCGTCAGACATTCCACAAGGATTAATAGAATCAAAAAGGTTACTTATACAAATAGAACGTTACATTAAAAAACAAACGACATGAAAAACGAAGATTTAAGAAACGAAATGATTGAGGTTTTTAAAGAGCTTAGAGAAGGTAAGATTGGAATCTCTGAAGTAAAACAACTGGCCAATGTTTTTGGGAAAACTGTATCTTCTGCAAAGGCAGATATTGAATATCAAAAGCACGTAGGCAGAGAAAGCCCAATAGACTTCTTTGAAAAATAGTTTTTTTCACAGTTAGTTTAGTTTCCCCCTCTCGTTAATTCGGGAGGGGTTTTTTGTTTGAAAGAAAGTTATAATTTATAACTTCAAACTAAATATATAGTTTGTATATTGCGCCATATATATATATATATTATGGCTAAATGGTGGCAATTCGGCTTTGACGGTAGCCAAAAAAGAGAGTTAGATACAGATTTAAAAAACCCTAAGCAGTGGTTACTAACTGCGCTGGGTGGTAAGTCACTATCCGGTGTATCGGTAACAAAAGAAACTTCATTGAAATTCACGGCTGTACTTGCAGCTGTATCCCTACGTGGGTCGCTAATAGCATCTTTCCCAAAGCAGGTTTTTGAAATTAACGGACCCAAAAAAATAAAAATCACTGATAGCCTTAGTAAATTATTAGCTTATCGACCTAATCCGTGGATGAATGCTTATACTTTTTGGGAGCTGAACAGTGTTAATCTGGATCTATGGGGCAATGCTTACAATATCATCACCCGTGAAAAGGGCGAGATAGTTGCACTCAGCCCCATCCACCCTAATTTTTGCGAGCCCGTTGTCAGGGATGGTAAGATATTCTATAAGGTTAGCGGTACAGAGTCTTCACTGGATGGTGAATACAGAATGATGGATGTTCTGCATTTCAAAGATATTTCCACTGATGGGATTCAGGGTAAGTCAAGGATAACAATGGCAGCCGAGTCGATTGGACTGGGGCTTGCAGCGGAGAAGTTCGGGGCTGAGTTCTTCGGCAAAGGAGGCCATTCAGATGCGGTATTGGAGACTGATCAGATACTTGGTGATGTCGCACGTGAGCAGTTTGCTGATAACTGGAAAAGAAATGTTAATCATGGAACACCGTTACTTGAGAATGGAATAAAGTACAAGTCAATCACTATCCCACCTGAGGCAGCTCAATTTCTGGCCACCCGTGAATTTCAGATACAGGATATTGCGAGGGTCTTCAATGTTCCTCCTCCCCTGCTTTATGATCTTTCACGTGCAACCTTCTCTAATATCGAAGTGCAGAACTTGCAGTTTCTAACCTATGCCATGCGTCCGACCGTTGAGCGGTTCGAAACCGAATTAGAATGGAAGCTACTTGGAAATGACGAGGTGGGCGAGAAAGAAATCAGATTTAATATGAACGATCTGTTGAGAGGCGATACAGCCGCACGGACTAATCTATATGCCTCTGCAATAGCTAACAGGTGGATGAATCCTAATGAGGTTCGGAACCTTGAGAATCTTAACCCTTATCCCGAAGGTGATAAGTATGAGAATCCGAATACATCAACAACAAATAACAATCAAGATGGAAAATAGAAAAATAAGAGAGATAGGGGGGCAGTTAAGAGATAAGCGTATCAATGAGAACAAGGATGATGTTTATACCTTTGTCGCCTCTACTGCTCATGCTGACAGGCATGGTACTGTACTGAATATCGACAATTGGGATATTAAGAATTTCAATTCTAATCCTATTATCGGTTATCAGCACAATGTTTACGGAGGTGATATGTGCAATGCACCCAATCCTGATGATGTGATCGGCAAGGGTATTGCTTACCTGGATGGCGATCTGATGGTTGATGTTATTTTCGATACGGAGAATGAATTAGCCATGAAGATTAAGAGCAAGGTTGACCGTGGATTCTTAAGGACTGTATCGGTGGGATTCTTGGAAATTGGTGAAGCGAGGATGGGGAACAGGGAGCTAAAAGAAGATCCATCACTGCAATATTACGAGGGTCAGGAGCTACTTGAGCTGTCGATTGTTAATATCCCATCGAATCCTAACGCAAAGAAAAAGGCGTTAAGGACGCAGACTTATGATGCTTTGAGGTTCATCTACAAAGAACTTGGAGGGAATAAGCGGATGAGCGAGATTGAGGCCATGACCGTCAGAGAGGTGATTGATCTGATTGAAGGCAAAGAGGAGAAGAAACGGGATTTAGGAGAATTTAATTATAGAATATCAAAAATGAAGTTAACGGCCCTTACTGTGGGCGATAAATAGCAACTCTAATAAAAATTAAAACAATGGAAGAATTAAGAAAAAAGAGAGCTGCCCTTATAGATGAGATGAATAAGCTCATGGAAGGTAAGGAAAGCTTAACAGATGAAAACAGGGCATCCTTTGATGCTCTTGAGAAACAAGTAGAAACTCTAAACGGAGACATTGACAGGATGGATTCTCTTACCAAGCGTAAGAACATCGAAGCTGAACAGGCAAGGGTAAACGCTGAGGCAGAAGCTGCTAAGGTTAAGAATATCCCCGGTGTTGTTGGCAAGCCTTTCTCAGAGAAAGATGAGAAGGATCTAAACAGGTTCTCTTACGTGAAGTTTATCCGTGAGGGTATTAAAGGTAAGCTCACAGGTGTTGAGAAGGAGATGGATGAAGAGGGTAAGAAAGAGCAATCACGTGGAGGTTTGTCAGTTGATGACATGGCGATCACTATCCCCACCATTATCCACTCCCGTGCAACTCTACAGGCAACTGTTGACGCTGCTGGCGGATATACTGTACCTGAGGACACTTTGGGGCTTATCGGTTCACTAAGAAACAATTTTGCTGTTGGCCGTGCCGGAGCGACTATCTTAGGTGACCTGAATGGTGATGTTAGATTCCCACGCCGTGCTGCTGATAGTGTAGCAACATGGAGATCAGAGGGAGGGATTGCAACACAATCTGATCCTTCTTACAATGCTCTCACTTTGACGCCTAACAGGCTGACTGCTTACACTGAGTTCTCACGTCAGTTATTGCGCCAGTCAAGTGTTGATGTAGAGGCTGAGGTAAGGGATTCGCTGATGTATGGCCACATGAATGCTCTTGAAAAGGCAGTATTCACAGGCTCAGGCACATCGAATCAACCCACAGGTTTATTTGCATCTGCAATCAATAACGGTGATCACGGTAGTAACGGGACTGTATTGAGCTGGGCGAATATCATCCAGTTGGAGAGAATGATAGCTGAGGACAATGCTCTTGAGGGTAATTCACTTGCTTATATTACTAATGCTAAGGCAGCTGGTAAGATGAAGAACACTTTGAAGTCTACTTATCAGGGCGGGTATATCTGGGAGATGTTTACACCTTTAACTGATGGTATGGTTAATGGTTACAATGCTTATATCACCAATGCACTGCCTTCAACTCTCACAAGGGGAACGGGGACTGCATTATCAGCTGTTGTATTCGGAAATTGGAAAGACCTGATTATCGGCCAATGGGGTGCTCTTGAGTTTATCGTGAATCCCTATTCATTAGATAAGACTGATGAGATCAGGGTAACAGGTGTAGGATATTTCGACCTTGGTTTAAGGCATGCGGAATCTTTTGCAGCAATTGAGGGACTTGAAACTGTATAATGATGATTATCAGATTTAAGAAGCCAGCTCATAATTATGGATATTCTTATAAGGCGGGGGCTTGTGCAAAGTCCCTGCCCTTTAAGGATTGTGAATATCTAATAAAAATAGGCATAGCGGAAGATATAACACCTCAGGCTAAGCCTAAAGACTCTGTAGTTAAAAAAGCGAAAGTTAAAACTACAACAATTAGAAAATGAAATACATAATAGCAACTGAAGCCACTACGCTGCCTGTCTCTATCGAGGAGGTGAAGACTCACTTGAGGATTGAATCATATTATGATCATGATGATTTGGTGCGATCATATATTGAGGCAACAGCAAAGATGATAGAGCAGAGGGCTAATCTTGCTATCATGCCTCAGACATGGAAATTGTTTTTATCGCCTGAGGAGATTAAGGAGGATATATTCTTTTTTAAGTGGCCAGTTGCTAGTATTTCAAGTATTAAGTATTATGATGAATCTAATACTTTGCAAACATTATCTACTGATAGTTATTTGACGGCATTATCTATCAGGCCTGCTCAGATTATTATAACTGATTTGCCGAGTGTATATGATCGCAGTGATGCGATGGAGATAACCTTTATCGGTGGGTTTACGACTGTCCCGGCAGATATAAAGCTAGGGATTAAGCAGAGGGTGTATAACGAGTATAACAGGCCCGGTGATTCGCTTGAGACAAAGATGACGCAGGTTGAGAGGTTGATTAACGACTATCGCAGTTATGAAAAATGATCAGATAGAAATATATAAGGTAACTGAAACCCGAAGCACAGCCGGGGGGGTTACTGAGACATGGGGTCTTTTTTTAACGCTATGGGCTGAGGTTGACCAAGTATCAGGTAATGAGAATTTCAATGCCGACATGATGGTTTATAATGATGTAAAAAGCTTTGCTGTGTATTACAATAATGGGCAAAAAATCACCCCAAAGATGAGGATTAGGTATAGGGATGATAATTATAATATCACATCAATAAGCCATAAAAATAGATTAGAAACGGTATTAATAGCCGCAAGGCAGGATGATGAGTGATGTTGACATAAAATTAGTAGGCGATCAGGAATTAAGCAGGGTTTTTGCAAGTTTAGATTATAAGCTACAGCAGAAGTCTTTAAAGAAGGTCGTTGGCAATGTTGCTCAGGGTTTTGTTGCTCCTTTAAAAAGGGAGATGCCAATAAGAAAAACAGCATTAACGCCGGGTGGGCATAAATGGCACCCTCCGGGGCTTGGCAGAAGAAGTATAGGCAAGAAGGTTGGCCGGAGCAAAAAGAGTGCTGTTTATTTCTTAGGCCCAAAGGGCCCCAGAGGCGACTATATGAAAGATCCTTTTTACTTGAAGTTTTGGGAATATGGTCAAGGGAACAGTAGGTTGACAATTAATAGATTCTTTGAGAGTAATTTAACCAATATGGAAGCAAAATTATCAAGGTCAATCAGAATAATAATGGAGCGTGAGATGAAAAAAGCACGAAAAATATGAGCATTAGAGCCGCTATATATGACTTACTTAATGACATTGAATCAAATGTCTATCCGTTCTTTGCACCACAGGAAACGAAAGCGGCCTATGTTGTTTATACCGTGCGAATTGAACCTACATTAACGCAAGATTTTACAGGACCTACAGAGGTTACACTGGTGCTTTACATATATGCGAGCGATTACGATACATGCATATCATTAGCGGATACACTGTTTACTGGCATGGATAACGCATCTGGATTATATGATGATAAAACATTGATGCTATCCCGGTGGGTTTCAGAGGCCGATTCTGGATATATCCCTGATTTAGATAAGATAAACATAACACAAGAATATAATTTAAAATTCAATTAACATGGCACTATTAGGATACAAATTAACGCTAAGGGTGCAACAGCACTCCTCCGGTGTGGTCAATGAGATCATTGCCGCATCAACAGATGTAAGCTTGGATATAACCGCTGAGGCATTAGAGACCACTTCGCAGACCAGCGGACTGAACGCTGAATTTATCGGCGGCAAAGTATCCGGTACAGTTAGCGGATCTTACTTGCTTGCTGCGGATGGTGAACAGTGGACGAATCTCTTCGCACACGTAAACGCAGGTAATGTGTTAGAGGTTGAGATATACCGGGATACAGTAAAGTTCATTGACTGTGACGGTGTGATCACCTCGATAGGGTTATCGGGAGGCAATTCTGATAGTTTAGTTACCGGTTCTTATTCGATTCAATTAAGTGGAAATCCAGCATAAATAAATAAATGATATGGCACTATTAGGGTATAAATTAGTATTAAAGGTAGGGGGTTCAATCATTGCAGCCTCCACCGATGTAAGCCTGGATATAACAGGCGAGGCATTAGAGACCACTTCGCAGACAAGTGAGATGAACGCTGAGTTTATGGGCGGAAAGGTATCCGGTACTGCTTCGGGCAGTTATCTGTTAGCGGCAGACGGCTCTCAATGGGCTTCATTATTCACTCTGGTGAATGCCGGGACAACACTCAGTGTTTCGATCGAAAGAAACGGCTCTCCATTTATTTCATGCGATGGGGTGCTAACATCTATCGGCTTGTCGGGTGCAAATTCTGATAGCTTAGTTACTGGTTCTTATTCAATTCAACTTAGTGGAGATCCAGCGATATGATAAGAATAATTGAAGTAAACAGCGTTAAGATCCCGGTAAATTACGGGATGAATGCACTGGCTGAATATTCTGAGATGAGGAAAATATCTATGAATGAGGTTTTGGCTTTAGATATGAATAAGATGAATCTCATGGATCTGCTAACATTGCTGTATATTGGTGTAAAGGATGGAGCAAGGAAAGAGGGTATTGAGTGCATGTTTAAAAGTGTAGCTCAATTCATTGATTATGCAGATGATAATAATGAGATAATTACCAAGGTCACCGAGGTGTTTGCTGATTATGGGAAAGAGCAGAAGGGAGATAGTAAAAAAAAATAACATTCGATGAATTACAGAGTATATGCTTTGGTCAGATGGGAATGCGATATGAGGATTTTTGGTACAATTATGATTTGAGCGAGTTATTTAATGCGATTGGTGGTTATTATGATGCAGAGAACAGAAGAACACAAGAATCATGGGAGCAGACAAGACTAATACTATCATCAATTGAAAACAAGCCAGTACATGGTTACAAGATAAAGCACAGGGTTGCTAACAAGATATTACCCCTACCGTGGGACGAGTCGGTCGATGTGCCGGATGATGAGAAGTTAATACAGTTAAGAAAAGAGACATGGGAACTAGCACAGTAGCAAGCTTAACAGCTGTCATATCGGCAAATAATACCAAGTTTAAAAAAGGTATTAAGCAGAGCAATTCAGTGCTAGGTAACTTCAAAAAGTCTGTTGGTACGCTCGGACCTGCTATTGTGGCTGCCTTCGGTGTTCGTGCGATTGTTAATTTTGCAAAGGCATCTACTAAAGCGTATAACGTTCAGGCGCAGGCAGAAAATCAATTACTTGTAGCTCTAAAGGGGAGGAAGTCTGCACAGCAGGAGTTAATTGCGCAAGCGCAGGAATTACAAAAGATTACTTTATTCGGCGATGAAGAGACTATAAGGGCTCAGGCTCTTATAGCTGCTTTTGTTAAGGAGGAGGATCAGATAAAAACTATTATCCCTCTAGTTCAGGATCTGGCAGCAGCTAAGGGTATGGATTTAGCCGGTGCAGCTGACCTGGTAAGTAAGACATTAGGATCAAGCACTAACGCATTATCAAGGTATGGTATCGAGGTCGAGGGAAATGTCGGATCAACTGAGAGACTAACCAGCTTGGCCAATGGATTAACATCCGCTTTTGGTGGTCAGGCAGAGGCAGCAGCTAAGGTTGGAACAGGGCCGTTGCAGCAATTAGATAATCAACTCGGTGATCTAAAGGAGACTATAGGCGGTCTGGTGACTGAGATACTTGTTAAGGTGGTTCCTACGCTTAAATTAATGGCCGATGGGTTACAGCGTGTTTTTGACGGTGCAGAGAAAATAAGAAAGCAGGTTTGGGATGACTCAACAAAAAATGCGGTCATAGAGGATGCGAAGGAGGTAAAGACTTTAGCTAATAGATACTTAGAATTAGGTGTATCGCAGAATGAGCAACAGGCGGAGCAGAAAGCAGTTAATGATTTAATACTGCAATATATCAAGGCTTTAGCTATGGCCGAGGGTTTTGATAAGAAGAAAGCCGAAATGCTCAAGGTTCAGATAGCTGAATTGAGGAATTACGGGAAAGTATCTGAGGAATTTACAACTCAGATTGTTGATGAGACGGAGATCAAAAGGGGCTCGATTAATGATTTAAAAGAGCAAATAGATACTCTAAAGAAAAGCAGGGATAATGCGTCTATATCTGAAATAGGGCAATTAAATTACGAGATAAAATTACTCGAAGCTAAGACAAAAGCACTGGGGGAGATAACTAAATATGAGGGCCCTGATTTATCTTTGATAGGTGTATCTTTGCAGAACAGTGGTATATCAGACTTCTCCGCAGAGGTTGATTCAGAGGTTGAGAATATGATATCCTCTTTGCTGAAAATAGAGCCTGCCTTAGAGGATGTGGAGAGGGTATCTGTAAAGAAAGGAGCTTCAATATCAGATACTTTAACAAGGACTTTTACGCAGATAGGTTCATCATTCGCTGAATCACTGGGGAGGGTCGCTGCCGGAACGAAAACATTACAAGATACTTTAAATGAGTTAAGCGCAATGATAGTGTCAGCCTTAGGCGATATTGCAATTGCAGCTGGGATTAAGTTAGGGGTAGCAACTCCGCAGGGACTGGGGTTAATAGTGGGGGGGCTTGCATTAAAGGGGATCGGAGCGTTCGCATCTTCAAATAAAGATAACGGAGATAAAATAAAGACTTTTGAGCCCAGAGGATCGGGATCAGATAGTCAGGAATTATATATAAGAGGCAATAATTTAGTAACGGCATATAATCAAACATCAGAATTAAATAACAGATTGTATTAATGGCTTTTGTGACCAAATATTATACAAGTTTCAGAGATCGGTATCAAAGAACGATACTGATAAACCTTCAATTTGACGGTTATTCAGGGTCATCCATTCAACTAAGATCCAAGGGGATGGAGATATCATGGAACGCTGACTCAGATGATATATATAAGCCTATTCGTGCAAGTGTATGTACCATGTCATTGTATCAGGACACTGTTGATCGGCTCGATGAAATGTTGGCTATAAAGCAAAATGAGTGCCGGGTAGAGCTAAAGATAGACGCTGTTGTCTATTGGATGGGATTTGTATTAGCAGGGAATTATCAAAGGCCATATAAAGCAGCTCCCAACATAGTTCAGCTAATGGCAACCGATGGGTTGGGCATGCTCTCGGGGATACCTTATAAAAATAGCGGTGCATTATATAGGGGGAGAGATACTGCATTGAATATCCTTATAAAACTTTTGGCTAAATTAAATTTATCGCTCGGATTTGTTGAGAGGGTGAATGTGTATGAGGATGGCATGGATAGCGCGACAAATTATTCTCCGTTAAAACAGGTTTATATTGATCAGGAGGCTTTTGTAGATGAGGAGACACTGGAAGCCTTATCCTGTTATGATGTGCTTGAGAAAATATTAACTCCTTTTAATGCCGTGATTTACATGGAACAGGGGAAGTGGCACATCACAAGGATAGCAGAGCTATTTGATTCGACCATATGGAGACAGATTAATTCAGCTGGGAATGTCGTAACTTCTGGCACATCGGATCTATATAATAAAGAGTTGAGTGATAATGATGCCTCAAGTACGGACTATTTAAGATTCATTAATAATGATGCGATTATAAAGACAACGTTACCCCGTGCATCTATTAATGTTAATTTCCCTTTAAAAAATCAGTTGCTTTTAGATACTTCTTTTGATAATGCGAGTGCAATAAGTGATTATTATACAGATAGTAATAACATTGGCCTTCTGGCGCATGTTGAGAATGGCACTCAGGGATTGAGGTTAGAGTATTTTAATAATAATTATTACTTAGAATATAAAACGACCTATCACGGCACAACGGGATTAACGGGGCGTAATTTACAATATTTCAGAGTCTCGGGGCAATGGAAAACTTTCCAACAATCGGGGTTGTTCCCACCAGATACACCATCAGCGGTATATGAGCCTCAGATTATCCTAGATGACGGTACGACAAAATGGTTTGCCTCTAACAATAGTTGGTTTGATTACGGATTATGGCCCTTTGTCCCCGAAACATCAATCCATGAAAGGCAATGGCAAAGTTTTGAAAAGATCACCCCCGAAATACCTGATAAACCAGGCGTAACTTATGAAGTATTAATCCGGTTCTATGCGTGGCAGGACAATGAGTATACGTATTATGATGATGTTAAGGTGGAGTTTCTAAATGGCTTATTAGAGGTTGTGGAGACTTTAGAGATTGATATGGATAACGTATATGGTGGAGGATATGATTTAGAAATATTCTTTAGGGATTCTGATGTTGTCAACTCTCAATTAATGGCAAAAAATGCAATGTCTTTATCAGGCGAGGGCAGGGCTTATCAGTGGACTTCTAAATTAGGTAGTGATACGAAAGAGTTGAATCTATTGTGTCAGGATGTTTATAAGTCACAATACATAAGGCCAAAGATAACTTTTCAGGGGGTCATGGTCGGGTTATTTAATTACAGCAATACAATGGGGGATGGCAACGGCAGGTTCTTCGGCTCTCGTGTTATAATGCGGTTACCTGAATGCACATGGGACGGTGAATGGGTAGAAATAAAGCCAGGATTAACCGATATTTCAGGAA